CGGTATTTGTAAACTGGCCCGCCAACCTTATGTGTTAGATTGTTTTGCCTTGATATTTTGTTCTAGCAATGCCTGTTTGAGTTTGTCTGATCCGCCTACTCTAACATTAATGATACCATTATAGTAATCATCTGTTTCAAGTACTCTTCGATCAAACTGTTCTCGTGCCTCTATGTAGGACATTTCGCCCCTACCTTTACATAGGTATAGTATTTCTCTTGTAAACTTGTTTTCGCCTAGTTCGGCTACGTCTGCGTTTAGTCTATCACTGGATCCCCAGTAAGTCTTCCAGTCGCTTTCTTTGTAGCCGCGTCTTTTGTTTTTTTTGCCTTTAAGTGGTGGCTTAGTAGTTTTAAATTTTGCTAGTTTTTTACCTATGTATTTTTGGCCTGTAGTGGTATTGGTAATAAGATAGACAAATCCTTCGTATTCATCTGGTATTGTGTCTATCTCTTTGCCTTCATAAGTCCACTGCATGAACTTATATATGTGTACCTAGTGGTTGTTGCCTTTGGTCTTGGTTTTTCTAGTTGTTACGTGTTTTTCGTGTATTTCTTCCATGCGTAATTTTGCTAATCTACGTATTTCACGTAGCCATCTTCTAGCACTAGTATGTGTTCTCACACTATTACGATCTTCAAATTTGTCGTTTTCTTTAAAATATTCCATGTAGGCTTTTGTCAGTTGATCATGTACATCATCAGTCATAATACATTGCCTTTAGTGTAATTGGATTAGTACCTGTTGCATGTGCCGCTACTTTTGTATGACAATCACCCTCGATGCCTTTTAAAAATGCTCTTTCAATTCTTGCTTGTGCAAAAGTTTTTTCATGATTAGCTTTTTTTACTATATTAATAGTAGTAGGATCATTTTTTCTGGTTTGCAAGGCAATTATGCCTTGCCCTACTGCTGGTATAATAGGCACTCTTATCCATGTGCGCCTAATATCTAGTGTTTGTAAACCAGCTTCAGCTAATATGATAGCATCATATTCCTTGTTGTCAAGTTTTTCTAATCTAGTATCTATATTTCCTCTAATAGGTTTAATTTGAACACCGATGTTACTATAAAGTTGTTTTAATTGTGCGGCTCGTCTAGGACTACTTGTGCCAACTGTAAATCCATAACTTACTTTTCCTATCAAAACATCATGTGGGCTATTTCTTTTTAGTGTTGCTGATATAACTAAGTCGGAATGTTCTTCACCTGGCATATCTTTTAAACTGTGTACAGCAACATCAATATCACCATTCAACAGACTAGTTTCAATTGCACTACAAAAAACACCTTTGCCACCTATTTCGTGAATAGGAGTATCAGGATTAAGATCACCCTGTGTTTTTATCACAACAATTTCGGTATCACAAGGTAATTCATTGCACACACGATTTGCGTATGCAAGTGCTAAATCACTACCCCTTGTACCAATTTTTAATTTCATTCTACAATCTCAATGTCGTTTGCATAACTTGTAAATCCGTTTTCTTTAACAACTCTCATTACATGATTTACACGACCTACAAGTTCGTCTTTATGTGATATAAGATAAACATTTTTATCTCTTTCTCGACCCATTTTCTTTAGAACGCCTAATGCACCTTCAACACCTGCCGTGTCCATACCACTATCAATTAACTCGTCAATAAACAATAAGTTGATATTTTGATATAGACTTTCCCAAACATCACGGAATGCAAAGCTCATACCAAGTATAAGTCTATTACGCTCACCTCTACTTAAATTATCAAAGTCTAAATCCTGTCCTAATTGTGTAATTTCAACAGCTAGGTCATTTTGAAATACGACTTGATGAGGTAATCCTAATTTTACAATATAATATGTAAGTCTGTTGTTTAAGTATGCTAAGTTTTGTTCAATAATTTTCTTACGTATAAAACTATCTTTATTTGTAAGAAGTTTTAATAAAAATTCTTGATGTTCTTTAAAGTTTGTAAGCTCATTAACAGTTACCCAACTAATTTCTTGTATAGCTGTTTGATTAAGTTCGTCGATTTGTGCTTGATATGGATCAGACTCTTGTTGTTTTGCTGTAAGAGATTGTTTTAATCTATCAACATTTTGCCTATGCTCATATGCTTCTTTAGCAGTTTCGTAGAATGTATCAGGCTTACCATTTATCTCACCAATTTCTTTTAATCCATTTAAAACTTCAGAACGTTTTGTATCAATTTCACTTGCATATAATAATGCATCATCAAGTTCTTTAGCTTTTCTATCTGCAATTTCTGCTTTTTTATCTGCATGAAGTTCTTGTCCACATGTATAACAAGTAGCATCTTCAAGATTTGCGATGTCTTTTTGTGCTTTTTCAACACTTTTAGTAGCACGTTGTAGTGCCGGCTCTAGTGTGCTTAATTCTTTTTTAAGAGCCATAATAGCATTATTGTGTTCAGACCAATTAGATAGTTTTTCATGGCTATCTAATTCTTTATCAATGTCCAAATGTTCTAATTCGTCAATGCCTTTTGACAGTTTTTCAACATCTTTTTGCTGTTTTGCCTTCCAAGCACGTTGAGTTCCTTGCAGACTTTCAATAGTACTTTCAATTTTACTATTGGCTGTTTGCATTGCTTCAATTTTTAATGTTTCTTGGGTAATTGCTTCTTTAGTTTGTTTTGTTTGTTCTTTTAAAGACTCTGCTTTTTCACTTAATATAGTAATACCTAACAACTGCTCAATGATAGCACGTTGATCGTTTTGTTTCATACTCAAAAAAGGTTCAGTATAAGTGTTCAGTGCTACGATATGTTTAAACATATCATGGGTCATACCTAGCAGTGTGTTTATTGATTCTTGTGTTTTTCTACTATCGCCTTGTGACTCATCGGTCATTTCTTGTTCTTGATTGTTGATATAAAACTTTAGTACGTTAGGTGATCGACCTCTTTCAATTCTGTAATCAATGCCATCTTTTTCAAAATGTAAAGTTACAAGCATACTCTTGCTGTTAGTTTTGTTAATTAGGTTATTGCGTTTAATATTTGTTAGTGCTATCCCATACAAGGCATAACTTAGGGCATTAATTATAGTAGTCTTACCAGTGCCATTACGTGATCCAGCATCATCGCCGCCTTGATCTAAGTTTTCACCTAGTACAAGTGTTAGTTGTTCTTTATTGAAGTCAACAGCCTGGGTCTGATTGCCCACACTCATAAAGTTTTTTACGGTTAAGTCTTTAATACGTATCATAGTTCGTTATAAATGTCCAGTAGCATCTTTTTGTTAAAATTATCTGAGTCAATTGCGGCAATTTCGCCGCTAACAATTTGATCTACACTTTCAAACTGCTGTATATCTACATCTGTAGTAATTTCTTCCATCTGTTTTTGAGGAATAAGAGATAGTTCTCTACATTTGTATTGTGTAACAAATGTTTCTTTTATAAACGTTGCTTCTTCAAAAGAAATTGGAACATCTATAGTAACACGCAAATACATCTTAGGCTTAATAACAGATTCGGTGTCTTCTAACAGTCTTTTTAACCCAATAGTTCTATACTTAGGACAATTGTCCCAATTGATGTACTGCGGTTCTTTGTTATTTTCTTTATCAAGTATCATCATTCCACGTTCGTCATCCCATGCATCAGCATAGTTGTGGGGAAATGCATTACCTAGGTAATGTACTTTGCCTTGTTTTTGTCGTTTATGAAAATGACCACTAAAGACATACTCTTGATGTTCAAAGTGTGATGCCTGTAGTTCGCCTGTATCAGGCATTTGTACCATAGCGTTCATATAAAAACTAGGTAATTCAAAATGTCCAAACAAATATTTTGTTTTTATGTTTTTTATTTTCTTCCATTCGTCACCTACTAACCACGGAACAAGTGCAACGTCATCTTCTTCGTAAATTTGATCAATAAATGTTATTCCAGGGATATGTTTTGCAAATGCAGTAGAATTAACGTCACGCTTGTCTTTGTAATACAAGTCGTGATTACCATCAAAGAAATAAAATTTCTCAAACGATTTTCCTAGTTTTTCCATACAACGTATAGTAGAATCCATAGTTGTAAGATTGAGACTGTTTCTATTATGGTGCCAATCACCGCAGAAGATACCAGTTTCACAACCGTTAGCTTGTGCTTGTTCAATATACCAATCTATAAACTCTTCACAATCTTCATTATGAATCTTACTGTTACCTTTTAATCCTAAATGGATGTCGGTAAACACTGCCGCTTTTTTAAACAAATTATAATCCTTTAATAATCTTAATGTTATTATACAATATTACAATGTAGAAGTCAACTACTTTTTAGCTTCTTCTTCACGCTTTTGAGCAGCTTCCCATTCGCCTTGATGTTGTCTAGTGTAACTAGGATTTAGATGATTTATTTCTAAAATATCGTCTCTAATGTTTTGATTTCGCTTTTCTATATTAATAACACGTACAAATGAATTTGTAACAGCGGCTGTATAGTATGCAAACGGATTATCTGACTTAGACTCGTCAAACTGCAAACCAATTTGTGAAAGTTGCAAGATTGCTTGACCTTTCATTTCGTCATTGTATGTATACCCACGTACATTGCCTCTAGTAGCATATCTATCAACAAGTTTTAACCACATCATGGCAAGTTTTTCAGTTGCTTTACCGTGTTTATGACTAAAATGTCCGTTATCCATGCCGCCTACCCAATGACTTTTTCCTACTAGGATAATTTCACCTTCGTCATTGTACTTGTAGTGCTTAAATGGCGGAAAAGGAAGTTTAACTTTTGTATCAGCTACTGTCTTCGGGTTCTTTTTACGACCAGGCTCTTCTGGAATGTGATCAAATGTCATTACACGGAAGATTAATTCTTCTTTTGTAATTTCTGTGGGCTTAGTTTCGCATTCAGCTTGTTTAACTTTATGTCCTAGACCTTTTCTACGTTCATACTCTGCTGAACTTAGTTTTTTTGCTTTGTTACGCTTTGCTTCTGCAACAGTTAACCTATTAATTTTATCTACACTTGGTAGAATGATATCGTAATGACCGTGTTCTTCTGCTGTATAGCTATTAAATTTGTTTTTCGACTT